TATCTACTTTAGGTTTAACTTGACAATCAGGTATCACTAAATGTTTCATGATAGATCTCCTCCATCTTCTCTAAATAAATTAAGCTCATACTCAGCTTCAGTAATTAAATCTACGTGCATAAACCCTGCTTTTATTAAATCATTAAGAGCATAGTTAAACAAATAAGCAGCTTCATCTTTGTTTACATCTACTTCAAATTTAAATGAACCATCTTTATTCTTTGAGCATTTCTTTATATGCACTTATCCAATCCTTTCTAGCATCTAACCATTCAAAGTTATTCTTTGTTGCCCATTCACTATAAGATGTTTTACTACCTTTACGTAGTTTAACATCAGCATTTTGAAATAAAAATATAATCCGTACATTAGGATTACATTCTTTAAACCATATCATTTTCTTACGAGTTTCTAAATCTAATTTACCTTTTGTTTCTAAATAAACTCTTGCTTTACCTGTTTTAAAATCAGGCGTATATGTACGAATTATAATGGGTTGCTCGTATTTGTACGAGTCACATTCATACTGACAAGTTTTGTATTCTTTTATTAACTGTTCCCAAATACTACGTTCAAATTTACTTTTGAAGTTTGGCAAAGCGTTCTGTAAACGTTTCGTTTTCATCTCGTAATATCCATAAACAATTAGCGTTCATTAAAAACTCTTCATCATTACCATACATATCTCTGACTACATTAAACATTTCTAGTTCTGTTGTGTATGGTTTTAATATTGAGTTTGCTTTTTTATCTCCAATTTTTTCTATGCCTCGTATGTTGTCTGTTCGATCTCCTTTAAGGCATTGTTCATAGAATAATTTAAGTCCTTCTATTTCAGTAATCTCTCTGAATGTGTGTGGTTTTTTCCATTTTTTACCACTAATTTCCCATGAGTAATGTTGTCCAGGGATCTGTAATAGATCCTTATCTAAACTACAAATTACTGTGTCTTTAGTCTGATTTATTCCTAGAGCATCATCTGCTTCTAATCCTATAGGTGCGAGTTCTGCATTTTGTTCCTGCATCGCATAGTCTCTACAGTTATCCAGATGTATAGGTTTAGGTTGCTTTCTATTAGCTTTGTATTCTGGGTAGATTTGTTTACGAAAGTTCTTTTGACCTGATAGGTAAGCTTTGTACGCTGTAGCTCCTGTCATCTCTAATATTTGATCAAGTAATTCATTCTGTCTGTATATAGCTATTCCTACATCATCGTTTTCTGCTGAAGCAGCACAACGATAGCATACTATATCCATATCAATTAGAGCTAACATAATGAGAGAAGATGCCCCTAAAAAGGAACATCATCCTCAAAGTTATCTACTCCACCATCAGCTTTATTAACAGTAGTATTACCCATAACATAATCTTCAAACTCTTTTGCAAGAGATAGAATGTCGTTGCTTGAAGGAACATTATTACTTGCCGTTAAAGCACTGACTGCTGAAGAGATAGAAGACTGACGAACAATCATTACTTGTCGTGCTGCACGTTCTTCTTTGGTTTCATAGTTAGAACCAGTAACTCTAGTATTGCTATTAGATTTACTGGGTTGTGATGATGGTGATGAACTAGCTACTGGTACATCTCCTAAGCCAATCCATTCCCAATAACCTTTTTCGTTTTTCTCAGCTTGTATATGGACTGTTGCACCTTTCTCCCATGTTAAAGCTTGTTTGTAAACGTCAGGGTTTTTGAATGACATTAACTTCTTTTGTTGAATTTGCCCATTCTCATTCTTGTATGCAACTTCAATCATTTCATATGATCTACCATTAGCACTAGCATGAGTGGTGGGTTGTCCTACATCAATTACGCTTATCTGCATTTATTACCTCCATTGATCCCCATGTGGGTCCTACTTGACACTCGACTCTCATAGGTAAGTTAAACTCTTTCCCAAATAATTTGTGAAAGTTATTTGGAACTTCATTGAAACATTTGTCAACTAAATTGACTATATGTATATTATCCCATACTTTTGAATTAAAATCAAGTATTATTGAATCATGTACTGTATTAACCATAACTATGTCTTTCATCTCACGTAGTTTAGTCATTAACGACACACGAGCAATCGCCATAAGATCTGCGCCTAATCCTTGTACAGGATAGTTTAATATCTTAGTGCGTGGATAATATACTTTATTGCCTTTAACTTCAGATTCAAAGTGATAGACTCTATTTGTTGGCATTACTAATTTACGTTCACGAACTGCTTCTTCATAGATTTCTTTATGCCATTCACCTAATCTTTTATATTTATCATAGAAGTTATTTATAATAGTTTGCCAATACTTTTCATTACCTATTGACATAAAGTTAGGATCATGTGCATAACTATAAGCACTGCCTCCATAGATTAATCTAAATACGAAAGTCTTAGCAATCAATCTACTAGGTAGACCAAATCGTTTTTGATTGTCACTGTGCATATCTACTGATCCCCATATTTCATTAATAGCTACAGGATCTTGAGATAAATAAGCAGCACCTACCCACTCTAGTTGTTTTGCATCTGCTTGTAATAACATTATACTTTTTAGTTCCTTTTTTATTATGAATTATATCTACTATACAGTAATCCTTTAATTTCTGAATCAAAGTTTTGTAAGTTAGGTTTACTACTAGATAATCGTCCTGTTCTAGCAACACATTGATTTAGAACTCCATGTAATTTATTTTGTTTCCAATTATTTTCTGTAATAAGTTCATCTAAACCTCTATAATATGCTGTAAGTCGTTTTTGTAATACAGCTCGTGTTAATATTAAATCACGAATATCTTTTGCTCCTTTTAATCTTTTAATTGTACTATCATCTACTGAATATAAACCATCTTTTTTTAGTTCTGTTCCTGCAATAGGTTTACAACGTTGTGGTAATTCTACTTCATACGTTTCCCATTTTTCCTTTGGTTCACCTTTACGAGCCCCCGTCTTGTAAACGCCATCAGGTACTTTACGGCGAAAGCTAAGCTTCCCACCATAAAGGAAAGCATTAAGGTGATCCACGCTAGAAGGGTTAAAAGAATCCAATCCATGTAAATCGTACAGTCGTCTATCCAGTTTCCCAATTTGTTCATCCAATTCATCACCAAGTATTTTACTCCTTTGTTGATCATATAACATTCCATTGTATTCCATTTCTTGAAGCACTACTAAATCTCTAAAATGTAATTGTATAAGATTAGCTTGATTAGTGTCTTTATATAATACATACATTTGTTTTTTATAAACTTCTCTTGTTAAGTCTACATCTTTTTTAAGATAGTCTTGTAATAATTCTTCTGGTATATCTGGAGTGTCAATGCCATTAGACCAATACTGTTCTTTAATAATATCTATCTTTTGTTCAAGTCCGTGATGTTCACAAACTCCATTTAAACTAGGATATGGTTTTTCTTGTCCTGTCATAATAAAGTGAGCTAACTGACAATCCCATATTCTTTTATGATCAAATTTAATTCCATATCTTTTTAACCAAGATAAATCAAATTTAATATTAAAACCTACTAACCAATCAACATCATCTATCATAGCTTGAATCTTATTAAGTTTATCTTTATAAGGTTTTTGATTGTATTCAATACTAAATACTTCAGTAGGTTGTTCGTTATCTTTACATCCTACATATACTAATTTATTAGTTGTATCAAATGGATTACCTTTATTTGATATAGTAGTTTCTACATCTATCGTTAACACATTCATAATCTTTGGAAGCCTCCTATATATCTTTTAGATTTTTCATCCCATACAGTAGGGGTCTCTGTTATATAATGTTTCATCAGAAGATCTGAAACCCTAGCTGTCACAGTAGGAACAGGTAGGGACAGAGCTTTTGCTATATCTTTACGAGTATACGTTTTACCTCTTTTCATATATGAATATATCTTTTTCATAGTAGGATTAGTTATATCATTTGTTGCATCATAATCACGATGGATCGTTATCATCAGTCTTCTCATGTTTACAATATCCTTTTATATTAAATTTACCCATACTTGTACAAAAAGCACACCACCATTTGTTTTTATACCATATAACAGCAAGCTCACCACAAACATTACATTCTCTTTTACTAAACGATGTCTTCATATTGAGCGACCTCAGGTTTAATTAGTACTCTAGCACTACCATGTCTAAGTGCAGGTAAGGAATCGCTATCACCAAGGAGCTTATTTTTAGTGATATTTAGATACCTTATACGAGAGGTATTATCTTTATCCTTACCTATACCTAGAATCCAATCAGCCTCTCCTTGTTTGGCTGTCTTGGATGAGTCTACCATATCCATTGTTAGAAATGGTACACCCTCTGCCTCACCACTAGCTTGGGAGACGGCAATAACTGGAGCATACTTTTTACAAAGTTCCCTAGCCCATTGATATAATACTTTTAATTCAAGATCATTACGATCTGCTTTGAATCCTTTTATTTTATCAATTTGATCAAGTATTATAAGCCCAGGGTTCTTTTGTTTTAAGATTCCTTCAATTACTTTAATGTGTGAAGATTCATTAACATCATGTATAAAGATTCTTTTCTGTCCATCTTTATATGTTTCTTCATAATACTTTTGTTTACAACGTTCTTCGTGTTTCTTTAGTTGTTGTGTTGTAACTCCAAGTACTGCTTGATAGACTCGAGTTTGCACTTTACGTGCACCCTCTTCATTATGAAACCAATGTATTTCTTTGTCTGTATATTTTATCATATTAGATACTTCTGAAGCTAAGAAAGTAGTCTTACCTGTTTCAGGTCTAGCAAAGATAAAGCCAAAGTCTCCTTGACGTAGACTACCTAATGATTTATTTAAGAAGTTAAGTCTCCAACGAAGCCCTACTTCATCAAATTGTTGATGTAATAAGTCTGATAGATCATCGGTGCAGCCATTAATTTCTTGTTCATTTACTGCTTGTAATTCAAAGTCACTAAAAAGTTCCTGTAGTTTTTCAGCTTCTACTTTACCTTCTTCTACATCTAAGGCTACTTTAGCAAGGTTACCTGCAAGAGCACGTCTTTTATGTGACTGTAATAAGTCTCGTATCGCTGTGTTTTCTTCAGAATCAAAGATGGTATCAATAAGTTCTTTTATTTCTTTTTGTTCTGATTCATCTGTAATATAGTTAGCTTGATACATTGTAAAAAGTTCATTAGGTGTAATGTTATCTTTATCGTATTTATCATAGAAACTAAATACCATTTGAAACAATTTATGTAACAAAGGATAATTGTTTTTCATGTAAGTCGTATCAACATATTTATAGTAACGACTATACTCATCTTTATTTACACAGAATAATCTTATTATCTGTAATTCAACCATTCTCTAAGCTCCGTTCTATTGTATTCTTTTGGATCAAGAGGAGTAATAATAACATCACTCTTAGTTCCATATTGTTGAAACAATTTACTTATCTTTATTGCTTCTTTAGCTTTATCTCGATCAAGCCATATTGTGACTCTTTTATATCTTTTCTTATAAAAGCGAAGGGCCTCGAAAGAGATTGTGCTTCCTAGGAGAGGAGAAGCACACATCTCAGGAGAGACTCGAGCTAGCTTGATAGCAGAAATTATGTCTTCACATAGTGTAACACGTTCTGTACCATATCCATATATTTGTACAGGTTTCTTTCCTTTAGATAAATACTTTGGTTTAGCTTTATCAAATAATCTTGCTTGCCAATAGTATTTTGTTTTTAATAACATTAGCATATTCATATTAGGATTCCATTGTAAATTATATTCTTTAGCATCTTCCATTGTAATACCATACTTTAATAGCCATTGTTTTGCAACAGAAGGTAGTTCATCTGTTAACTCCATGTCCTGGACAGGAGTATACACTGTTTCTTGTTTAACAGTTATTCGTTTTCTTAATGATTTTGTGTCTGATTTATGTTTGTGATAACGACATCCAAAGCAGAAGAAGTGATCTTCATACTCACCTAGATTGTCTTTACTACCACAATTAGGACAGGGTAAATGCTGTAAAAAAGCACTCATGATTTAACTTAGCTCCTTATCAAGATCGTACTGATTACACTATATCGTATTTATAGTATAATATTATTATATACTAAAAAAGTATATTAATCAACTAAATGGAGAAACATTATGTGGACTAAACCATCAGCAACAGAAATGAGATTTGGTTTTGAAGTTACAATGTACGTATGTAACAAGTAATACCAAAGGGGAGTTTAGTACTCCCCATTTTCATCATTATCATCTTCTATTACATCTCGTAAGTCTTCACGTTCTTCAGGCAATATGACATCTTTAATAGTACGATAACACGTATTACATAAGTCTATGTATTCACCTGTTTGAGTAGATTTTCTTGTAGCTTCGAAGTCTGAGAGCTCTTTGTTGCAAGCTAGACATCTCATAGGAACTGCTTTCATATGAAATAAAATTCCATTCTAGCAGAAAATCTTTTACTTGTCAATAGATCCTTCTATAAATCTAACAACATAATCTCCATAGTAAGGGGATTCATCAGACAATCTAATAATTTCCCAGTCTACAAATCCTGCTTCTATACAAAACTCATCTAATAAATCAGTTGCAAAAGTCATATTATTTTCTCCAGTTATTTAATGGAAGTTCCCAAGGATATAACTCAACTCCAGGATCTTTCTTTTCTTCTTGTTTAACATAAGCATTAGCACTGTCTTCATTAGCCCAGATACTATCTAGTCTATCTTCATCAGTGAAAATTGCCCATACAGTTTTCATAATATACCTCCAGTGCTTTGCATAAATTGTTCAGGATATTCTGAATACAATTCTTCGATATCTGTTTGCACATCCATTCCTAAAGATTCAGCTAATTTAATTAAATAAAATCTTCCAGAAAATGACATGCGTTGTTGTTCAAAATCAAGCAGGTGCATTAGCCATGTCTGTTGTTTTTTGTCCATTGTTATCTCCTATAATATAATCAAATGCTTTCTGTGCTTGTGCTGATGCACGTAACACAGCTTTCTCATCATTCTGTAATACTTTAAGCCAACTAGCAATATACTCTGTGTGTTGTAGTTTACCTTCAATATTAAGATGATTACACATCATAGCTGCGCCTAGTTCTGCAACAAGTTCTTCAAACGCATAAGCTTCATCACCATAAGCATTACGTAGTTTACGATCAAGTCGTTTCTCATGACCAGTCCAATGTGTCATTTCATGTAGAAGAGTAGCATAGTAATCTTCTGTAGATTTAAAACTACTAATGTTTGGCATATGTATTTCGTCAACTTTAGGTATAAAACAAGCATGATCAAAACCATTCTTTAGATTTATCTTATGTTTGTTAACAAATACTTCTACCTTTTCTAACTTGTTTTCTTCTTCTTCAGGTATTACTTTAGGTGGTAAATCAATAATAGTATTACGATTAAATACTTGAAACACACGCATGATTGGAAAGCTTTGTTCTTTAAGTTCACCATTGACAAGCTTTTTAATCTTTTGTGGTTTGTAAAGAATAACTGGTTGTCCTTTACTACCTTTCTTAATTGGATAGTCAAGTCCTGTTAGTTCTTTAGCTTGGTTATAAGTACACCATTCGTTACTGTCGTTACCATCATGCCCTTGCATCATAGCTAACCATAGCCAATTACATCCAGTATATTCTCTACCTGTTACTAAATTAACTGGACGATTAGCATCTGACCATGATTTAATCCATTTGCCAGGATCTTTTTTAAGCTCAGCTAATACTTTATCAGTAATAATTTGAGCTATGTTTTTACTATTCACTCCGTTCATCTTCGTTTTCCTCGTTTTTTTCTTCTTCTAATCTATCAAGTTCTCTTTCAATTTTGTGTAGGTAAACTTCGGTGGTAACGTCTTCTTCCTTACCATCGTCCCACTCTATCAAAAGAGTATATCTTTTAATTCTTCTATACTTCATCTTCATCCTCCCATTCTATTGGATCAAGTTCTTCTTCATCCCAATACTCTTCAAGTTCATCTAAAAAATGATTGATACGATTATCGAGACCCACTGGAACGTGGCTCGATACATCGTAATCTAATCCATTCTCTGTTCTTGCTAGTAATGTATAACGCACAAATTTATTCTTCGGCATCATAATCTCCTTCGTAAAAATCACCTGATTCATATTGATGTATTGCTGCTGATTGGGCAAGCATTTCTAATTGATTACCTAGAAAGCCTTCTTCTTTATAGAAATCGTACCACTGTTCATACATCTGTTCTAGTATAGCCTCTTTATTTGGATCACATGACATAATAATCTCCTGTTAAATACATACCATGATACCTGATGAATCAACATAACATTGTTTTACATCACCATTAGGTTCTATAATAACAACACTAGCTTGTGTTTGTAATACATGTAATACACATGCAAGTATTAATATATATTTTACCATGATGATGTGTAATATAAATCAACGTCAGTTAATGCAGGATCAGTAATGATGTTGTCAATGATGCGTATTGTTTCTTTACAAGCCTCAAGATAATAGTCGTCAATGTCTGTACTACCAAAAAAGAATCCATCACAGCAAGGTAATACTTCTTCTGCATAAGATTGCCATTCATCACCATTCTCTACACGATCCATGATACGTTGACATATGTGTTTAAGTTCCATTAGTAATGTTCTGTCTACTCTATACTCACGACAGTTGTCTTTACCATCCTGCACGTTTTGAACAAACCAATAGTGTATGTGGTTAGCTTTTCTCCAGTAACCAAGATCTAATTTAATACCTTGAACTTGATTAGGTTTGAAGCCAGTAGCTTGTGCTACTTTGTTACGAAGCAAATCTTCTTGTGGTTCATTCGTATGTTTCCATATGTATCGTTCACCTAGTAGGTGCATATCTAAACCCATAACTATCTCCTATAATAATTAAGTGGCAGAATGTGTTTTTTTGGGAATCACTGCCATTACTTCCACCCAGACAGTGAGTTAATGTCGACTGCATGTTGCGACAGATTTCAGTTTTAAGTCGCTGAGATTGACTAATCAAATTTAAAGACATGGATTAAAGTCTGGCTGCAATCAGCATTTAAGGCTGCACACGCACATGTGGATCACCTACTCTTTCGAGTTCTATTCAGTAACTTCATAATCTAAATGAATATTTTCTAAAGTATCGTCTTTCATATATAGTGAAGCATGTTCAGTAAATATTCGTATTGCTTGGTCACGATCATTAGCGTTTATATCAAACTTGTATAAATGACGTTCTTCTACTTCAAAATGAAATTTACTCATTTTTATTTTCCTCTTCCCATTGTTGACGTTCTTGATCATTTTGTCGTTGCCATTGATCATCAAGATATTTATCATAATCAGTTAGCCAACTGTCATATAACTTTTCTCTTTCTCTATTATACATTATTTAGTACCTCCAATTTTAACATCGATTGTTCCAGGATAACTTGTAACTCTGTGTAAAGAATAAAAGTTATCACCATAAAATTCTTCAGCCATTGAATTACATTCTTCAATGTCTTTACCTTGTACAAAGCCAAGGCTTTTACCATTACGATTTAGAACTTCATATATAGTACTTTTCATTCGGACTTCTCCAACTGTTGTTGTTTACGTAAAGCATTGATTTCATTTAACAATTCCAATTTGTATCGGAACTTTATATTCTTATGTGGGAGTTTATTGTGATACAAAATATATTCTTCTGCCCACATTTCTAATAGTGTATCATAATTAAGAACTTCTGCATCTTTTATTGTTAACATTCATCAATTCCTTCTTGTATTACAAAGTTATCACCTGGCTTAGCATATTGCACCCAGTCTTTAAGGTGAGCTCGAGCCTGCTCAAGTGAGGGCAGGCCCGAGATCCAATTCAAGTTTTGCCCATTGTGTTGAAATATAATTGTATAAGTCATTTCTTTTTACCTCCAGTAATATCAATGACATAACTAACTATTGAGATTAATATCAAACCAAATGCTGTTGCTCCACAGATTAACATGAACAATAATGCAGAGGGTCCATCTATAACATATGTATAGATTGCTAGTCCAGTAAATAATACTGTACCTATTGCTGCTATAACTACATCAAAAATTTCGTTCATACAAAAACTCCTGTAAAAGTTTAAGTCAAAAGTTGCGTATTTGTACAAGTGACCGACCTAAGGTCCCCTGCCGTTTTAGCAAAAAAAAGGGGGAGTAGCCTAAGCTACTGCACCCCCATCTACTGATGATGACTCTTGAGCATACTCAATTTCAGGTCTGCCACGCTCTGCAAGAACTTCTACTCTTGCACCAATCTGCTTGCCGTCTTCATTTACAACGATTACAGATTGTTCAACAGTGTCTGACTGAGCATCTTTCTTAGCCATACGCTCTGCGATTAGAGCTTTGTTTTCCTCTCGTATTGCTTTTGATTTGATGATTAAGCTCGATACCTCTCGTTCTAGTGGTGAGTTGTACTTCTTGAACTGATCGTAATTAGCTTGCCGTAGGATACTTTCTGCAAGAGCAAGCATCATGTTAGCTGATTTACCTTTCACCAAGGACTGTATGAAATTGAACGGCTCTAAACCTTCGAGCTTGTCAAATTCAGATTTAACAGTGTAGCTATGTTGAGTAAGTAAGTTTTTATCAAATGTAAGTTGTTTAGACATAATATAGTTTCCTTATTGTTAAATAATAAATAAAGAGAGCCTCTCTCACGAAAGAGAGAGGCACTCGCTTTGAGGTTGAGACAATTTAGAAGTTGTCCCATTCGTACTCGTCTATCATACTTAAATGATCAGGTTGTGCCCAATCATCTTCGTATTCATCATCTTCGTCATAACATATATGGGCGAGTTGCATGGCTTGTTCCATATTCATTTCATGGTAGTGGATCAAGTCAAGCATCCATTCGTCAAAACCAAAGATTAATTTGTTGTTACTGTTCATGATAAGCTCCTAAAAAAAAATATAGATTTATAATAATGAAATAAGTGTAATACACACTCGTAATCTAGTGATCACATGAGGTCAAGACAAATGCGAAGCATTTCTCGCTGAAGTGAACGCAGTGAACGGAAGGTCTTGAACCATGTGGTAAACTAGAGTGAGTGTGTAAGCCCGAGCGGCGATTGAGCGTGGGTAATGAATGATGCGAATATTAAATAGAGTGCGAAGCACACAGAAAAAATATGAGCACGACAGTCATGGGAAACTCCTGTAGAATGTACGTTATATAATTATTTGGAATATAGTTAGAGTAATATATAGCTGTTAAGAATAATAATGTATCTCTTACAATAAAATCAATAAGTTACAGTGGCATTAGTGTAAATAATACAATACAACTCATCAGTCTCCTCAAGTAATTGTTGGTACATGTTAAATATATGGCACTGTCTGGAAGGGTACAGGGGGGAACATACCCTGTCATAGGTTAGATTGCATTACAACAAATAATTATCTCATAGAAATTCCTGATGTCAGGGGGAACTAATTATCGTGCTCGAGGTAAGATCGACCTCTCGCATAGCATAGCTACTAGGTATCGATAAGTAAAACTTATCACATAGTATTATGATAAGTAAAATCTATCAAACTATTCTGAACTTAATATGTCTAATTACTAATTACTGTAGTTATGTAGTATTACTAATTACTATAATAACTAATAACAGTAATTACTAATTACTAAACTACAAAACGACAATTACTTCATTTTCGATATTTTATAAATATCTCAAATATTACTTGACAATATTAAATTTTTTTGATATACTATTCAGGTAAATAATATCTTTTCCTCTTTTTATGGATTTAACTAAGTTTCATTCTGTCATGAAGGACGACAATGGTCGTTATCGTACCCAAAGTTTATTTTGGGAACTTCGCTATGGGACTGAAGAAAAGTACCCTCCTATCTTTACACTTAAATCTGATAATATTGAGAGAGACGGCATTTTATATTATTCACTTAAAAAGATTTACTTATCTTACGATCATGTTCCTAAATACGAATATGAATTCGCTACTGACGTGTTTGGTTCTTGGGATCATTGGAACAAGTTAGCAAACGATACGTTACCTGCAATTAAAGATGAAATTAAATCATGGAGAGAGGAATTAGATATTAAACTAAAAGCATTAGGCTTAAAAGCTTTGATTCATGCTTCACGAGATAATGATGCTAAAGGAGTACAAGCTTCTAAGTATCTTGCTGAAAAAGGATACGAAACAAAACGAGGACGACCAAGCAAAGAAGAAATAGAGCGTGAACGTAAGATTCAAGCAGGTGCTCGAAAAGAACTTGAAACAGATATGGAACGCATTGGTCTTAAAATTGTCAATGGAGAAAAAGGCTAATGCCTTACATGACTAAAGGAAAGAGAGATTACAAAAAGGAACTCTCTTGGGAAAAGAAAAAGAAACCAACACGAGTAAAAGATCGAGCAGCTCGTAATGCAGCTCGTAAGAAGATGGGATTAAAAGTAGGTGATCCAAGACAAGTAGATCACGTTAAGACTTTAAAGAATGGTGGTTCTAATAGTAGAAGT